GTAACTTCTAAAATAATATCATGTATTTCGTCATCTTCTATTTTCATAATAATTTGGATCTTTCTTTAAGATTGTTTATTTAGTATGCGAAAATATACTTTTCTAGAAAGTAATATATGTCTATTATTCATTCGAATCTACCCACAGTATAAATCACTCATCAATAATTTCTGCTTATCGAAACTTATTCCAAGATGTAATCTTTCTAACGTTATATGAGCAACTCTAGCATTAAAATAAATTACATGTCTTAAGTCTATCAATGGTAGTATCTCTTTAGGTATCTTCTTAAGAGCAGGAGGTATGATAATGTAAGATGGAAACTTATTATACTCATCAAAAAATTTAATAAAATTATTATAAACTTTATTATTTATTTTCTTCACATCTAATAGAATCTCTAGTGTTATTTTAATCAATGGAATAACAGGAGTTTTAAAAGGAGGTAATACTTCCCCATACTTATAAGATAAGATATTAGAATAAGCCGTATAGTAAAAATACGAGGTACTTAATATATTATCATAACTCTGTAGCGGTTTAATACTGCAACGTTTAAGAAATTTAACTTCTCCTTTTAAAATACTAGCTCTTACTTCATTTTCAAAATTGATAACTGTCGTTAAAAGAAATCTACCTGATATTTTTGATGTCATTGCTTTTTTAAGTATTTTCTCTATAATCAAATCTCTATTGAATAAAGCTGTTGCTTCAGGTATATCTGAAGATCTTAAAACAGCTCCTTTTATTTCCGGCATTATCTCTGGAAGTAAAACCCCCTCTTGCATATTTATTATATTAGCATAGTTCTTTTTAAGGTTATATAGAATTTGGCATATAAAAAGTAATTCATTTTTCATTTTTATAGTATTAGAAAACTCCCCCACTGCACCATGGGCTATACTAAACTTCTTAAGGGTTGCTTTTATTATTTTAGTAAACCAATAAATACATAGAGCTACTATCTGATAACTCTTATCTTGAGTCTCAATAATGTCCCCAACATACCATTTAACCCAAGTTGCTAATGTTAAACTTATACTATCGGTATCTGAAAACGTTGTTACTTTCCTATCCATATCTTTAATTTCTAAAATATTAGAATTCAATGGAGCATCGTTTATGAATACTTTAAAAAGTAAATCTAATTTCGTTAGTTGAGTTTCAATCTTTTTAGCAACCGATACAAATAATCTAGCTTTTTCGGGATCTTTAACTGGTAGTTCGTAAGCTTGCATTCCATTAAGAAGAGATTTACTAAACGCTAATGAAACTAATGCTATTAAGTCTGGATCTAATTTAAAAATATCTTCAGGTTTTCCACTAGGTCTTATTTTTGAAATATCTAAAACATCTTGGATAAACTGTTTGAACTTAGTAGAGTTTTCTTCCATGATTCTTTTAAGATTATTCTGGTAATATAAAAAAATAACTTCTTCATCATCTAAACTTTCAATGATTTTTTTAACATTTAAAAGTCCACTAGAACTGTACTTTTTGACTACCCTAAGGTAGTCGGTATAGAGCTCCTTTTTCGACGGGATTTTAAGCGAATAACGTTGAGCTGCGAGCCTAATATCGGCCTTTTTTATTCCATCTAGACAATCTAGGATTCTATCGACTAGGACAGATTCGTTAAAATAAGAGAAGTTATTTCCTAAGATATTCTCCGCTTCTATAATTGAATGGTATATGAGACTTCTACCTATAGAGGTAATTGCATTATAATTTCCTTTATCGTAAAGAAAACTATATTCGAACATACAAGCTCCTGAAAATGAATTATTAATTATTTTCTTGAAAGTCTGTAAACAGTAATTCATCTGCTCTTCTGCCTCGTTACCTGACGATACCGCTTCCATCATTCTTTTTTTAAAAACTTTTCTTTTTTTTGTATTCCCATCTATGAACTGTGAAGTGAAAGCTCTTTTAATATCAGCTCTAATATAAACACTCCCAGACGGACTAATGCTATTCCCTATAGTTTTAGTTTCTATAAGATTTAATAGATCTGTTTTTTGCATAGTTACCGATTCGAATTTATCTGTACCGACAATAGTTATATTATCAGGTCTATACTTATCTTTAATTATAGCTGAAAGTTTAGAGTTAATGTCTTCTTTACTTAAATTAGTAGTCGATAGAAGGAATCTTTCCATCTTATATCGGTATGCTTCAATCAATTTACTTTTCATTTAATTCTCCTAATTTATAATAGTATTATTTTCTTATATTATATTAGGTAATAGTTTAAATTAACTAAAAAAAATAAGGGATCTTACAACCCCCAATGCGATTACTAGTCCGCCAATAACTACTTCAAAAACATCACCTAACTTGATCATCTGCTTCTCCAAAAATTAATTATTAATATATTGAATCCAAATTAGATTCAATGAAATAATATATAACTTAAATGAGATGATCCGTAGATCATCTCATTTAAGCTCTATACCATTGATTCAAACATGTCTTTACTCCATTGAGTAATATCGTCAGCTGACGTTGAGAGATTGGGGGAATCTCCTGTATCTAAAAGTATCGTGAAAATAAAAACAGGAGTATCCTGCCCTATTCTGTAAATCCTATCAGATGCTTGAGCATATTCGGTATATCTAAAAGGTCTATTTAAAAATACCATAGTATTGGCTTCAACTAAAGTAACCCCTGTAGAAATAGTTTGAAGTGATGCTACTAAAGGATTCTTCTTTGATTCTCTAAAACTTTTTAGAATACTACTAACGTTTTTACTGTTCTTCCCATAAATACTTATAGGATCAAAACCTATTTCTTTAAGCCAGTCATAAGCTACTTCTATAGTGTCAACATATGATGTGAAAATAATAGTTTTCTTTGACGCATCGTTTATAATTTGTCTAAGTCCAGCATGAGCTATTAAAGAAGTAGTCATTTTAATCCTTAACCTCATTAGAAGAGCTCCGATTACTTCCCCTCTTATTTTAAGATTAAGATATTTGACTGCCGACTTGACTTCAGTATATTGTTTTTTTAAATCTTTAGGTAATGATGGTATTAAAACTTCTTTCTCAAATCTATTAACAAAAAAGATCTTTTCCCTATCCTGTTCGTTCATTAAACTAACAACTTTGTTTCTAAGATACTCTATATCCAAAACGAACTTAGCAAAATCTCTAGTCTTACCTAAAGAACTCTTATCGGCATAGTCAATAACCTTATCGAACTTTTCATTATATTCTATATATTTAGATTTATGATATCTTTCTCTTTCTTTAACAAAAACAATAACTAATTTTTTAATATTCTCTAAAGTGAATTCGTTTCCATTTGGAGTTTTAATCCTTATAGTTTCTTCAGTCTTTTCTGGAAGAGATAATACTTCTGTTTTCATTTTCCTATGCATCATCATATGAAGTCTATTTCTAATAATATCCGTTCCGATAATCGTGTTGACTCCCAATGCCTTTTTGAAAATATCCATAGCTTCTACATTGAAAAACCTATCTAGAATAAAAAGCATTGGAATAATCTCAACACCTAATGCTTTAATCGGAGTTCCACTCATAAGTAAAACATCTTCGCAGAATATAGCTTCTCTAAAATCTATTAAGAATGAAGTTCTATTAGAACTCTTCCTTAGAAAGTTATGGCTCTCATCTACTATTAACCCTACTCTCTCGGATATCTTAGCAAGATCATTTATAATAGGTGTTATTTTATCCATACTCTCATAATTAAAAATAAAGAAATCGTAATCCATAGAAAGTTTATCTCTATTTACAATAAATACTCTCTTCTTCTTTTTATAGAAGCCGTCTATATGATCTTCCCATACAGCAGCTAGAGTGCTTTTAGGAGCGAATATGATGATTTTCTCTTTACCCAATGCTGTCATCAGAGCTAAGCTAGTAAGTGTCTTACCGAGCCCCTGATCGAAAGCTAGGAGTGCTCCATAAAGCTGCATTGTGTTTTTAATAATATCATACTTCAAAATGAATTCTTCTTGATGTTTCTTCAAGGTAAGGTTCATTTCTTTTTTGATTCTATCCATCTTTACATTATTAGGAAATAACTCAGGATGTAATGTGGATCTATACCAGGTTTCTTCTGTTAAAGTATCGGCAAGTTTATAATATTTAAATTTATTAAGTAAAAATACTATTTCAGGTATAAAGAATTTATTTATCTTAATGTCTTTATGTTTTTTAGAAAACCAATTCATCCCAACAACGTTGTATAGTTTCTGGAGTTTGTTTGTATTATAAAACTTTTTAAGTTTTTTATTAAATGCTTCTACTGGGAATCCATTTATTCGATAACTATCACCATATGGTTTTATTTTCATCCGATCTCCCATTTTTCTGTTTCTTCTGGATCGTTTTCTAAACCTAAATCGTCTAATAATTCTAAATCTAAATCGTCTAATAATTCTAAATAGTATCCATATTCTTCTGCAGTAACGGTAGCCCTATCTTTATTCGAATTTAAAATATTCATAATAGTTTCCTTTCGAAAAACATTTTATATAACAACATAACCTAAAAGGAGAAAGCAATAATGAATCTAGATACAAAATCGTTAGTTGAAAATGCAAAAGATGATATTAAAACGATTAATAGTAAAATACCCAATGAATTAAAAGATCTATTGGAATGTACTACCCGTAGAAGTATTATTAAAAACTTCGTTACTGACTTGAAGCTTAATAATAAAAGCGAGGACGAAGTATCTGAAATATGTTCTAAGTTGGTTAGTGCTGGAATGGATCGTGGTGAATTATCAGTAAATGATTTTGGGTATGTTAAAGACGTCATAGCTAGAAATTTCAAAGATACTAGTAGAGAAATTCGGATGGATTCTATCCTTGAAGTTATTTTAGAAAACGGTTTCGATGATAGAGTTTTTGCTGATAAAGATATTTCTGACTATATTGAATTAAATGATAATTTACATTCCCTTAGAAAAAAAATAATTAATAAGTTCGATAATCTTTCTAAAAAGACATCTGGTGATTTCTTAGATAAATATAAGAAACTTTTAGAAATTAAATAAAAAAAAAATAAAAAAAAGTAGAGTTCCAATTAATTGGAACTCTACTATAAAATACTCTTTTTTGAGCAAAAAATGAAAAGTGAAAATTAGAATGTCGGTCCAGTGTGCTGTAGTATGACTTGTAGTAATGGAGAAATCATCTTTCTAAGAGAGTAGGCTTAAAAAGTGTGAATTATATTACCTAATTTTTACTAAGCTTTCTTGAAAGAGTATTTTTGAAAATACTATTTTCTAAATATTGGAGTATCAACGATATGACATTTGTTCAAAAAGGTTTTTATTCTCATAGCCAGGTCTCAATCCAATTAGAGTAACTTTAATCCCCTTATAGCTTAATTCTTTAAAAGAAGACCATTCTGGAAAAATGAACACAATTCCAACTGTATGCACGTATACCATTATTCGTTTCTCTTGAAATTCTAAAAGAAGCGATCCTTTTATAGGATATTTAAGCACATCTAAAAATGATTTATAATTCCTACATCTTTATAATATTGATTAAAATTTCCTTCTGCTAATTGAATTACTGACGTATCGCTTAGTTTCTCAGAGTATCCAATATTTTTTAAAAAGTCTTTCATCTCGGAAGATAATTTGTATTCTAGAACTTTCTCAAGAATTTTAATATTTTTAGGAGGAACAGGATAACATTTGGAGTTCGATTTTAAGTTTTTTAGAACTATCGGAACCATGACTCAGGTAGATACTTTCAAGACCTGTTAAATTATACATTTTCCTCCAAAGATTGAATGATTTTTTTAAGTTCGAACGATGACGCTCAGCTTGTCTGAGCACAATAGTTCAGGCTTAAAAAATCTTATTGTGAACTTTGAAAATTTATTTGTTATATAATATATTCTTTAATTTTTAAATCTTTTTTTTTTATTTAATTTTAATGCAAAATCGAGTTAAAAGTTTTTTTATATATTATGATTGGTCTGAGTTTTTAAAAACTCTTTTTTCTAAATTTTTAGTTTTGTCCGTACCGTCTGGTTCCGTCAAAACCTTTTTCTTTTTTTTTCTTTTTATATATTTTCTTTTTTTTTTTTTATTAAAAGTTTAAACTACAGTATATTTTCTTTTTTAGTTTCACAAAAAGAAAAATACAATATCTTTCTTTTTTTTTGTTCAATAGCTTTCTTTCTTTACACCACTTTCTTTCTTTAACTTTTTTTTTCTTTAACTTCCTTTTTTCTTTTGATCTAAACTTTTTTCTTTTGCTAGAAATTAATTAAAATCTGAGCGGTTAAATTTTAGCTAACCCAACGATGATATATAAATAAAACCTGGAGACCAAAAACATGAAACTTATCCCAACCGAGATTGAAGCCACCAAGACTTTTTTCTCCACCCTTTTTGCAAGAAGAATCCCAAATGTTATTTTATTTAAAGATCGAGATTTTCAAGTTTTCACTACGGTGACTCTGGAAAATATTTCAAGAGATTTTTTAGAAATTAATGATGTGGTGCACACTGTTTTCATAGATAAAAATAAGACAAAATATTTTTCGACTATATTATGGGAAGACCTACTTTTACCTCTTAAAAATCACGATTGTTTTCTCCTTGGAATTAAACTAATGACGTTTATAAATAAGTGCAGAAAGGAGAAAAAACAAACACTCGAATTAAAAATTATTAATAATAAAATATTTGCAATTTCAGAAGAATCTAGGTTCGAATGTGGGTATATTTTATCAGGTCTTAATGCTGAAAAGTTTTTCAATTTAGCTATCTCTGAGAAGCCCGATAAGATCTTCCTAACCGAAGAGATTTCGTTAGCGAATATTGATAATTCTAAACTTTCATTTTTGAAGATATCCAGTCGAGATTTAGCTTTTAACATAGCTGTTGTCAATGGATATAACACGATAAATAAAAAAATAATTTGCGATGATAGTAAGATAACTTTTCTAGCCCAAAGAGACCAGCAACTTTTTAGATATATTATAAAAAGCATAACCCCAACTGTTAGAGTTTTTACATATTTACCTAAAAATATTTTTGTTGCTTTTAAGGATATTCCTAAAGAAAAAAGACTCATGGTTTCGGGATCTAGAACCTTTAACGATAGAGAATTATTGTTTAAAGAATTAGATAAATTAGATTTTGATATACTAGTGAGTGGTGGGGCTAAAGGAGCAGATAGGTTAGCTGAAGATTACGCTGAGAGTCATAATAAAAAAATAGAGCAATATCTTCCGGATTGGGATACTCACGGTAAGAAAGCTGGTATTCTAAGAAATGTAGAGATGCTTAAAAACTGTGATAGGTTTATTGCGTTTTGGGAAAATAAAAGTCCTGGAACCAAACATGCTATAGAAACAGCTAGAAAAAATAAAGATAGATTTAAATTCATTAAAATAATAAATGTTGGAGGAAACAATGTTTGAAAAAACAGATGATGATTGGGAAAAAACGATTTACGATGCTAAGAAAAAAGAAGACTTATTATCTCAAAAGAATATTACTAAAAACCTCCCTACTGAGAAAGCTTTAAATATTTCTAAGTTCTGTAAGGTTTTTACTGGGGACCTAGAAGAAGTTCTACAGACAATAGAATCAGAAACTCAAGACGATGAAGGTTTGGAAGAAGCTATTAAAGACAATAACTCGTATACCAATAACCTGTTGTATTCTTTATACCACGGGCTCCATACAGCTCAATGCGGCTGGTTAAAAGAAACTTTAAAACTCATTAAGGCTGATAACGTAAAGTTAATCAAAAGTATCGAAGGTCTCACAGACACTATAACTAGAGGAACTTCTTTTAATAATTCTCCAGAGCTAAGTGGGGCTAGAGCAAAGGAAACTTTGATTGCTAGAACTGGCGGAGTGATGAAGGTCTATCTTTTCAATAGTGGGTTTTGGATAAACGTTAGATCTCTAAATTTATCAGAATTAAATTCTTTTTACGATACTGTCGATATCAACGGCAAAGAATTCGGTAAGATATTAGGAGGTCATTCATACCTACTATATGACAATTTCATTAAGCAGCAATTCTGTGATTTTATTCCAAAAATGGTTTTGAGTAGTAATCTTAAAGACTGGCATAAGAAGTCTAATCTTCTTAATAAAATATCATTTCACGACTACCCAACTATCTTATGGGCAGCCTGTTGTATGCTTTTCAAACGAGGTTTAGAAATAGGTGTCGTGTGTTCTAATCAAGAATGTAAACATATTGAAAATAATACAAAACTCGATATTAAAAAAATGAGAGTGACTAACTTCGACGCTTTAAGCGAAACTGCCATCACAATGCTAAGATCTGATGATGAGAAATCGACTAAAGACATTGAAGCATATAAGAAAGAGTTAAACTTAACTGAAGAATTTAAACACTCTAATTTTAAAATAACAGCCAGCGTCCCATCTATAGGGGAATATCTAAAGATCTCTAATGAATTAACAAGCTCATTAATAAATGCTCTAAGAGGAGAACCTAATTTAGATAATAAAGAAATTATTTCAATGATAGCCATATATTTCTATCCGACTTTAGCTCCATGGATAAGTAAGTTGACCTTTCTTAAACCGGACGATTCAATTGATTTCTTCACTAAGGACACGTCAGTTATCTTGAATTTTTTAGTTGGGTATAAAAGAACAGAAGAGAAAGATGTAGAAGATCTATTCGTGGATAAGTTTCAAGACTTTATTAAGAGATCTAGATTATCTTTAATATGCTCACAGCCTCTCGAATGTCCAAAATGTCATAAAGGGATAGAAACGGAAGATGATCTTTTTCCACTGGATTTACATGAATTGTTTTTTATGATTACCTGTCGTCAATTAGAGATCGGGGGTTCGCTCTAGAAGAGTACAAAGCTAGGTTCGGAAAATTCACCAAGCTGCTAAATACATCGACAGGTTTCCTTAAAGATTTGGGGTTTAATATTTTTAACGACACTCACGACAACGGCGAGATTCGTGATGACGCTTCCCCTTATCGACATATTAAGTTTTATGAAAAAAATATAAGTAGAGATATTTTCTCATTTAGAAACATTATAGAACTCTGCGCGAGTGAGGAAAATATAGAATTTTTTAAATTCTCACCGACTGACGTTCTTAAAATGGATTTCGATACGTACGTATTCTTACAAGAATTAACTGAAGAATATTCAAATATAAGAAAGAACCTTAAAGACGAAGGAGAAGATGGATGAAGATTTTTTTCGATACCGAATTTACCGGGTTAACTAAAGATACAACTTTAATATCTATAGGGTGTGTCTCTGAAAACCTTAAAAAATTCTATGCTGAATTTACAGATTATAATAAATCGCAATGTAGCGATTGGATTAAAGTAAATGTTTTAAATAACTTAATACTAACTAAAAATAAGAGGGATAATTACCAAGGGTGTAACGCGGTAACTGTTCTAGGCAATACTAAAAAGGTAGTTGATGCTTTTAAAGAATGGTTAGATCAGTTTGAAGCCATTCAATTTGTTTCAGATGTTTCGCATTACGATTTCGTCTTACTGGCAGATTTATTCGGAGGAGCACTAGAGCTACCTAGTAATATTTCTCCAGTATGCCACGACATAAGTCAAGATATAGCTAAGCATCTTAATATATCAGATGCTAAAGCTTTTAACGTCAATAGGGAAGAATTCGCAGGATTCTTTGACACGCTGAAGCATTTGAAACATAATGCATTATTCGATGCCGAAGTTATTAAACAGTGCTATACTAAGATGGAAAACTTACCAAGATTTTAAAGAGGAGTAAAATTATGGACAGTGGGTTATTAGTTTTAAATTCTAATGTTGGGTTAACTAACGTTATCGAAGGAAAAAAATTAAACAAATTAATGATATCTACATTTAAAGATATTAAGAAAAAATTATCGGATCATTGCGGGCCTTATGGTAACTTCGCTATTTTAACTGATCCTACAGACCCTACCAATACGGCTGTCCATACTAAGGACGGAATAAATATAGTAAGAAACATGTATTACGCTAGCCCTATACAAGAATTCATTAGAAGAACTATAATGTATCTTGGGACAAAAGCTGAGAATTTAGCTGGGGATGGAACTACAGCATCTATGATCTTTGCGGTTTCCGCTTTGGAGTATATTTTAAAGAAAAAATCCTTAGATAAATATACTTTTAATGAACTTAAAGATCTATTCGAAGATTTTTTAGAAGCTCTAGCTTGGTTATATACGGATGAAATAGTTACACTTAATGAATACTCACGCTTCTCTAAAAAGGGAGACTCTGCTGATATTGACGATATTGCTTTTTCTCAAGCATACACCTCGTCACACGGTAATGAGAAAGTTTCTAGGATAGTAGCTGAATGTTTTAGTAAAATGCCTAAAGAGACTTGGGGTTTTATTTCATGTGAAAGATCTAGATTAGAAACAACAAAAGATATATCTCTAGAGTGGGACGATTCCCAATGTTCTTTCCCTGCTTTAGCACTTAAGAATTCAATGATGAATTGTTCACAGAATTCTGCTTATGTAAGTTCTGAATGTGACTTATTGATACTCCCATTCGAACCTACCGAAAGACAATTCATATATTCTTATTTTAATAAGTTTTTAGACGATTATGATAACGAAAAAGATTTAGTTATTATAGTACCCACAGCGACTAGTTGTCAATTACAAACTAAACTAGATGCTTTTTCAGAAAAAAATAATAAAGTAGCTATTTTTAAATATTTCATTTCTCATCAGGAACTTCCAGAGTTAGAATGCCTTACTCTTTTAAGCGGATTCGAAAAAAAGGATATGTATTCTAAACTCTTAATCAAAAGAGGTGTTGATGTATCTTATAGGGATAAGACAATTAGATTTAAGAATCTATACCCAGGTACTGATGATATTATAAATCCGCTAAGTAAAGTTGGAGATATAGCAGAAACTCTTAAGGACATTACTCAATGTATAGAGTTAGAGCAGATGGATAACGCTAATGTTGGAAATAGTAAAAAAGTTATTAGTCTTAAAAAATATTACCTTAAGTTATTCCTACAGAAAAGATGTAAGATAATCATAGGTGGAGCAGCTCACGATAATAGCGCTCTAGTTGATCCGGTTCAAGATACTATAATAGCTGTTTATAATACTCTCACTAACGGCTTTGTATTTTCTCAAAATTATAGCTTAAGAAGAGCTTTAACTAGAGTTAAAACTACCAATCCCGAATTTAAAGTTTTCGCTAAAGCTTTCCTATATTCCATAGACGAGTATAGAAAATGTTTATTCAAGTTCAGCCCTAATGATAGCTTTAAGAAAAAGTTTAACCGTCCATTTACTATTTTTAACTTTCTAGAAAAAGAAAGTAAAAACAATATTGTAGTAAATGAGTGGAAAAAAAGAGGGACTTCTAAAATAATAGAACAGTTTTCTAAAACAAACGAACCTCTAATAATTCAACCTTCTAATATAGATTTAGCCATCCTAAAAAGATTTGCTGAAATCTCTTTGAAGTTTATTAAAAGCTCCAGAGTTTTAGTCCCTAATAGCGTAGTAAAATAAGGAGTTTTAAATGATTGACTTACCTACAATATCGATAAATAAAACCGTGCAGTTTACGTCGATTAACCCATACGATACTCAACTATACAGCGGAAAGATAATATCTATCTGTAATAGTAATATAGCTAGAAACTATGGGGATATCGTAAAGTATAATAATCAAGTTCAAGGTATAGCCCCAACAACAGGAGATATTTCAACATTAGATTTTTTTATTATTCAGAATAGTAAACAGAATTCCCCAGCTCCATTCGCAACACAGTGGATTTTGGCAGGATCGCTTAAAATAATTACTGTCCCGGCGGTAGGGACTATAGAGATCTATAACACAACCTCCGAATTACTATCATCGGCAGTTAGGTTGCTAACAGCGAACGGGTTTTCAGCTAAGCTTATTGTATCAGCTACAACTGAAAATTAAAAAAAAAGAGATCTTAATCGATCTCTTCTGGTTCTAGATAGAATCTATCTAGTTACCTTTTTAGGATGTAAATTAAATAATTCATTGTCTTCCTCCCTACCATGAGAGTATTTCCTCTACTCACATGATAACATATTGAGAAACTTACCTAACTCCTACTCTTGAGAGTAGGAGTCGGGTTAAGTTCTCTTAAACTAAAAAATTTTACGCCTTGACCTAGGAAGATCCTCATGAGTGAGAACATAATCAGTGTCTATCAACCCTGTTGATAAAACCCTCGTGTCGACGAATGCTATAGTGCATCAAGCTCCCTTAGCTAGAGGGATATTGTTTTTTTGATTACGGGATAACAATCAACCCACTAAACATTATCGACTGCGAGATAAATCATCACGGTCAGTAGGAGGTCTTGCCTTTGGACGGCATTTTCCTCGCAACGCTCTTTTAGAACCTTTAGGTTTTCTAAAGATTGAAAAAGTTTTATTCGATGTTGTCCTAGACATAATAGTCTCCTTTAGAAATATCTTTGTTTATAACAGAGGAGAGTCCCTAACATTAGGGTTGCCGTGCTCTAACTCATTTTCTACCTGAAAATGAAACTCTCTTGTTAAGTATTAAGATAAATCTTTTATTGATTCATAGTAGTAATGTATAACTCAAGTGGTATGATCTACACCCATTCCGATCGGGTGATTCTACTGAGTTTTAATTATAAGATTTAATCCTTTAGAGTCGGTTAAACTTTTGTTTAATCATATAAGTAATATATAAGTAAAAATCTTCAATCTCCACTTTTGTAATTTAAGAGACGAAGGATTTAAAAGGTGCTAAAACGGCTATCAGAAAGACTTTTTAACTACTTATTATGGGTCAAATACATAGTCCCAATACAGATGTATTGGGACACCATTGTTAACATGAATAAAGGCATTTAGACTATCTTACTCTTATAGTAAGATAGTCTAAATTTATGTTTTAATAATTAGAATCTATAGGTACTCCGGAAGAGAACTCGCTCTCATCAAAATCATTATCGTAAATCGGAATATTGATTTTAGAAACGTTATCTAACTCAAGTCTAATTAGATTGAAAGCAACTAAATTTTTAACATTCTTTCTATCGATGGAAAGATTATATTTGCGTTTGGGGTTAATGCATATTGAGGTGGTTAGATCTATATATTGATAATCTAAAACATTCATCTTTGAGAATATTTCTGAATCCGGTAGTCCTGTAAAACCACTCAATCGATTTCCATTACCAAATTTAAAAAGATCGTGAGATTGTTTAATGACATCTCTAGCTTTTAAATTAGAAGCACTGATATTAGATATCGCGTATAGATACAGTAAAGAAATTATCCCATCGTAATTACTTGAGAAAGTAAACTTATCTTCAACTACTTGAGTGTCGATCAATTTTAATATGATATGTTTAAGTTGTATTTTCTCATCTAAAGATAACGCAGTCCTGTTTGTAGTTATTTTAGGTCCTAGACTTAATCCTCTAGGATCGTAGTCTAAAATGCCATTAGCGAATAAAGATCTCTTTGCGTTATTAGCATATAGGATTCTATCATCGTCGGTAGTGCTTTTAAGAATAAGGCAAATATCTTCATATACCACACTATCAAACTTATAAAAAGCGTTAGTGACTGGAATTAAAATTTTAGATATTTTTTTAGCGATGGAGAATGTGATAAAGTTATCTAATTCGTTTTTATAAACTTCAATCAATTTTCTATGGTGTATATTGATATTTTCATAATATAGACCACCAGCAATATTATAATTTTGAAGATATACTTCTAAAAGAGTATTCGATATCTGCGGTCTAAAATTAGCAAGAGCTTGAACTGTAAAAATATTGAGAAGAGCTTTAGTGTCTGTTATTTCTTTGTAGTTAGTCTTACTATCTTTTTCTATAAGATCTCCTAGAATTCGTAAATTGAACATTTAACCTCTCCTATATTTTCTGTTCGAATGCTGCTATTTCGCGTTTGCGTTTAGAAATCATTTCTTCGTATGCTTTTATGACTTTTTTAAGTTGGATTATTCGAGGATCGTCATCTGGAATATCAGCCATCTGTAATTTATATAATTCTATTTGAGAATCTAACCAATCTCTTTCTTCCACCTGAATATTATAAAAGAAATTCTGCATCCTGTTCCATCCGCTACCTAGAACTTTGAAAGGATTAGGTACAGCAACAAAAAAGTCTAAATACTGAACTAGACCTTTAGTATCAGGTCCTGTTGAGACATAATCTAAATTGGACTTATCATCGCTGTTGAGTAAAAGATAATCAGTATTGAGAGCTTTCATTTTAGCTATGGTCTGAAAGAACGACACAGGTCCCGTGTTATTAAAAATATCATTTACCATTCTAGCGAACTCATCTAGATTTCCTTTAAGGAAGAAGCTTTTATACTTAGGCTGTTTTATTATAGCTTCTATCTTATCGTTTAAGATAAGATTGATTAGATAAGTACTAAATGTCGATATGATTCTACTCTCATCAAGTAGCCCTAAGAGAACAATATACGATAATTTTAAATTATGGATGTTTATTGTTTTTACAGGTATCAGGGTGTCTATTTTAGAATGGAAAGTGTCTAGTAAGTTTACGAATATTTTATTAATTTCCATAACAGAAGATAATGGGGAATTACCTTCAGCAGCTTGAGGTTTTCTATCTAACTTATTAAGAAGAGCTTTGTATATTTTTTCTCCTTCTCCACCAACCCCTGGAGTTTTTAATCTTTTTTTAATTTCTTTTATTATACTAGAACCTTCAAAAGGCTCATCTAACTTTTCATATGTGGAAATAACTAATCTATGGAAATTTATTCTAGTTCCAATATCCTCTTTGATATTAGACTTTGTAATAGTTCCATTAAGAAGTCCTTCTTTATATTTATCAATGAATTTTTTATTAACTGTATTTAGTGAAGCCATGATTTCCTTTCTTAATACCTTGGTAGATTATTTCTTGCTAAAGACGTGACTATATCTTTTAAGCTATCGTCTTTTCCTTGAGTATCCGCTCCTTTAGAAATAGCGTTAAACGTATACTCCCCAACTTCATCTAATCCGCTGAAATATATTTTGACTAGATTATACATACTGTCCACGATAACCAGCATCATGGTGAATGATTCTTTAAAGAATTTATTTCTAACTGCAGTATTATTAAAATTTAAATTAAGAGACCTGCATGTTTCCGAAAAAGTAATATCACTCATTACAACTAGAGTATTGGCGCTATTGGCATGGCGTTCTCCACCAGCTAGGAATTTAATATTACCTTTCACCCAAGTACTTAATGAACTATGTTTTTTTCTTACCAATCCAGCTAGAACTCCACTTCTATCATTTACGATAGCTTTTTGTTCTTTTTTAAGAAGGTCTACTGCCATTATATAATCTTTAAGGTATCTAATAGATCCCGATTTCGCTTGTAGTCTTCTTATATGAGTAGGTAGCTGTAAATTAAGATTGATGAATCCTCTCATAGTTTCGGATGTTAATATATAAGGAACTAGTTGAACATATAGAATTACCGGAACTTGTTGTACTTTACCATCAGTGCCCCCAGGGACAGTTATGTTAACTTCTATAACTCTACCAGCGAATAGTTTTTGAGCTTTCGGTTCTAGGGTTATGACAGACGCTTCCATACTAACGATAGGCGCGTCTAGATCTCCAAAATACTTATCGACGTCCGATACGATATCGACATATGATTCAGTAGCTACTACACTTAAAAGATCTCTAACTGACCTAGTAGAACTTATATAGTTTTGCATATTGAGAGCAACTAATATATAACCAATACACATCTGATTTAGAAACGTAGCTAAGTTCTCAGTTATTTCTTCATTCACTAGAGTATCTTCAACATAAAGCCTATTACTTACTATAGTGTCTTTAACGTATTCGGGTAAGCTAGTCATTGCACCCTGTTGGACTAAGTTTACTACTTTCGCAATGCCGGCTAAAGTATGCCCCGTTCCCCTAACCGCTCCTTTTACGCTTGCCATGGAAAAACTCCTTTTTTGATTTAAAAAAAACATATTATATAATATTTTAATATATAAGATGTTTAATCATAAATAGGAGGAAAGCTATGAGTGAGGAAACAGTACCGGATCTAACTAAGAAACAAAAACTAGATCTCATGAAGGAAGCCGTTAAGAAAATAGGAGAATTTTCTTTTAGATCTAGCGGTAGTGGAGGGTTGAATAATCAATTTCAAAACTTTTTCACCGGAATAGATAAATTTAAAAGGAATATGCTTTCTCCAAACTCAGAGCATAGTGGAATGACTTTTATTACTAGACCTAAACTCAACCTCACATCGTCAGCTTTGAGACAATCTAGTAAGATGTTAGCTCTAGACACCCAGGATGTCTCAGACGTACAGTTTATGATAAGATGCCTTTTAGATACTAGATTCGCTAGAAAAGAACTTTTAAGTAAAGCTGGACAATCACCATTGTTAGATATGAGAAATCCATTCAATATACCTTTATGTAACGCTCTAGTGGGAGTATCGGGATGGCCCGATATAGTATTAGAAACTAACACAACAGAAGGTGGTTTCCATAGCGAGGACCAGACAGTACCTATAGGATCTGATAATCTAAATAAGACTTATGATTTAACTTTAACTTTCGAGGATATTCAAGGTGGGGTGATAGCGTCGATATTTGACTTTTGGTTAGAGAGTATGAGGTGTCTCGTTAAAGGAATAATGATCCCTTATAAAGAAGATATAGATGAGAATAGATTATGCTTTACTGTTTCTATTTACCGATTCGTTTTAGATCCAACTCTAAAATATGTTGTTAAGTATGCTAAAGCTACTGGATGTTATCCCATATCTCTCCCAACTGGAGGATTTTTTAATGTTAATGAGAACGAAGTAACTAAAGCCGATTGCGCTAAATTTTCTATTCCATTCAAAGTTAATAAAATAGAATATAACAAACCTGAAGTATTAAGAGATTTTAATACCTTAGTTGAAAGATATAGTCCAAGAGAAGCTACCGAGGATACCATGGAAGCTAGTATTTCTTTATTAAATGCTACAAATATAATCCCTATTGCACCACAATGGAATTGGATAGGTGTTCCTTACATCTATACATCCGAAAAAGAACGCGGTATTCAATTACAATATAGACAACTTAGAACCGAAGAAGAAAGAGATATAGAGGACGGATTATGACAACACCTATAAACTACTTAGAAAAATATAGAGACCCTCTTAATATACAAACACTCTATTTATCAACTCTAGAAGAGAAGATTACCAACGGAGCATCTATAGGAGACACTAATAACGTTTTTTCATTCTGTGTTGAGATGAATTCTTACTTATCTGGGCATTTTATGAATGAAATAGCAAATAACTTTGCCCCACTTTATTCCAGCAGAGCTCAAACATCAGAAGATTTATATAAGCATTTAGCAGATAATGAATATATTGGATTATTCTATACTCCAGCGTCTTGTTCTTTAGAGATAGTTATGGATGCCCAATATTTAATAGCGAATGCCGAATCGTTTAACGAGTATTATAAAAAAGTTGTTATTCCCAAAGAATCTACTTTTAATTTAAGCGAATTTAAGTTCGGAATATACTACCCTATAGAGATACGAATTAATAAATTCACCAATACTTTTCAAATAGCTTATGATGGAGTCACTTATGGGGTTAATCCTTTACACACACTATCTCAAAACACCATCAATCACAAAATTATAAATTTTAAAGGACTAGAGTTACTATCTTTCAATATACCAATATACCAATTTGAAACAGAAACTATTATAGAAGAGCTAATTTCTCAAACTGGTTTCGTTAAAGCTTTCGATTACACTACTAATTTCTACGCTATCCGTATTTTTAATTTCACGGCTAACTCGTGGGTCGAGATCAAGAAAACTTTTTCAGATCAGATCTATGACCCAACTACATTAACCGCTAAGGTATCTCTACAGATACAGCTCAATAAAGTTAATGTAATCATTCCGCAGATTTATTTTACAGAGGGGTTGATAGGGACTAAATTGAAAATAGTCATATATTCTACATTAGGAGCTATCGATGTAGATACTACTGAAATACCACTGAACGACGTGTCCGTACTATTCCAGAGTACAGATGCTTCAGTGATACCATACTCATCTATTTTCAATACTATTCAAACTCTAGATGTTTATCCAGCTTCAACTAGAATACTTGGAGGAGCTAATGGATATACTTTTGAACAGCTTCAGGAAAGAGTTGTTAATAATAGTTTCTATAATAAGGTTTTAATAACCCCTAAAGATATAGATGTTTGGTTTGGTAGTAACGGATTTAAATCTTTTCAATACCAGAACGGTATGTTAAATAGGGTTTATTACTGCCTAAAGAATTTTACAGACACCTTAGGGGAGACTATTCCAGCAGCGATGCTACCTGCCTATTTTACAATAGAGAATTTAACTAATACTAAGACTATAATGAATAATGGAGATGGTACATATACGGTCTTGCCTAATACATTATATCTATATAGTGTAGCTAACAATACAACTATCCCACTAACCAATGCTGAACTAGACGCTTTCTCAAAATTATCTAAAACTCAGCTGGTTTCTGCTTTGAATAATAATATTTATTTAAGGTCTACGTTATTTACTAAAGTCAATACTAATAGTCAATTCCCATATGCCAGCAGCTATAGTCTAGATAGTCCAGAAATAACAGAAACAACATTGATAGCTGAGAATATAGAAATGAATACTCAGTTAACTGTCGTGTCAAGTGTTATTGCGAATAGCCCTAACTATACAGGATATCAAATTACACTTACAGTGCAGAGAACCGAAGATTTAATAAAAATAGCTCCAAACAATTTTGTAATTTATATATGCATCAATTATCAAAATAAGACTTATTATACTACAGCTACCCATATTGGAAAAACAGCAACTGGTTTAGATCTTTACACGGTAGATCTAACTACTCAATTTATAATAAACGAACGGAAAGAGATTCTGATTAATAACTTATCTGTTAAAAACAAAGGGACTTTAGGACCGATCCCTTTAAGTTTCACAATAGATATCGTTTCTCTTATTAATAAGCGGGTTCTACCAAAAGGGTATGTTAGTAATGAGGGAGGGATGAGGCAAGATCTTCCAGCGAATCAATATGTCGATTATATTGCTTTAGCCGAACAATCGTTAAATATTGAATTAGGACAATCAGTAACTGCTGTTTTCAATAAAGTAGACCTATCGTATACCGATTTGATATACGCAACCTATCAGACAACCACGTATGGAGTCTATTCTGAGAACATCATTAAGGAAGATAGTAAAGGGATCCCAATATATACAAGATCAGTTGTATCAATAGGTTCGCAAGTTTTCACATGCGTTTTAGGAAGCTCAATAGCCACACCTAAGAACATAGCTATACTTAAACCTGGGTATATAATAACAGGATCATCTTTTAAAGATTACACTTATATAACAGAAGTCGGCACCACGACTGTAACCTTAAGCGCACCATCGTCAGCGACTGGAAGTTTTACAGTTGCTATCAGTAACGTTGTTATTACTTTAGAATATTCACACCTGATAGGTGAATGGGTTTTTGGAAAGACTGAAGTCAATACATATCAAGCTACGTTAATATCAGGAAATGCTATTATAAATCTTAATAGTGTAGTCGGTATTGCAGTCGGGATGAAAATATCAGGACAGAATATTCCAATTAACGCATCGGTTCTGACAATAACCTCTACTGGAATAACGGTAAGTAATGCTCCGAAGTCATCTGGGTCTTTCCCAGTTCAGATAGGTATCCCTCTAGTGGTGCATGCCAAAGGAGACAACATTCTAGATAATGAGGGAAATCCTATTATTACGGGAAAACGTAATGAAGTATTCTATGTTGATAAAATTTTAACAGATGCTAAGTTGTATTATCTAACCGGATTCTCCTCAATGAACTATACTAAAATCGTTGGAGATCTTTTAGAGACTTACTGTACCGTAACTGCTACTCTTAAGAGTCAGTTATTAGAAAACACAGAAGTTTATTACCAACCGATTAGATCTTTAGGTAATGCCAATTTTTTAATAGACGGAACCACAACAGTTTCGCTACCTCTAGAATTAACTTTACAATTAAAGATATATGTATTCGACTTCGTCTATGAAAACGCAATACTTCTAGAAAGGATAAGTAAAACCTGTATTACTCTAGTGGGGAAAGCTCTAGAGCAATCTCCATTCTCATTAACTGATATATCTAATATCATTAAAAAAAAACTACCAGAGTATATTAAATATATCGATGTGTTAGGTATCGATAATAACATTACGCTACAGACAATCATAAGTAGTGAAGATAATACTTTTCCAATAATAAAAAGAGTTTTAGAATTAGATAGTGAAGAAAATATAATAATGACAAAAGCTCTAAAAATTGAATATATTTCTATTCAGCAATAAAAAAAAGAAGGATGAGCCAGGAGACTCATTTTACGATCCAAGAAACTGGTCCAACTCCGACACATCCGATTCAATGATCGGGTTAAATTTGTCATCTAGGGTTTTTTCAGTCTCAGGGAAAAAGGTACGGCGTCCATACATTCCGATGCTGTACTTGTTTGACAAGTGAGCGTGAGCTTCCGTTAGAGCTTCGGCATGAGGTGATCCAAAGACTTCTCTTTGATACTCATACGATCTCTTGAACGGGTTCTCGGAGGAAGCCCTATCAGCATCGGATATTATCTTTGCTAATAGTGTGCGAGGTTGTCCATTGCTTGCGCGATGCTGTTTTACGGCATGAGCAACTTGTAGAACCTGCGAGGGCGATAGCGCTAATGAAAGACTTTTATCACTGAGTACATATCTAGCAGATGCGGCTTCGTGCCCGTCTCTACCGAATAGTAAACCAATATCGTGATAGATAGCCGCTATCTTTACAAGGACAATATCTTTTTTGAGATATATGTTTCCAAGCATGATAGCATATTTCAAGACAGCTAAAGCGTGTACCCTATTATGGGCGGCGTCGAACGTATCGTACGTCTTTAATACTCTTTCAAAGTCCATAAATAGTCTCCTTAATTGTTATTAATATAATTATACAATAGAAGAATATATATTTAAAAAAAAAAGAACTACACACTAAGAGTATCCTCTATATTGAGGATACTCTTAGTGATTTTAATTAGATATGAAACGATCTTTCAAAAACCCAACAACCATTTCAGTAAATACAGAACTTCCAACCAACGTTAAATCTTCAGTCGAGATATTTTCTATAAATTCAAAATGTTTACTGTATGCATTTCCTAGACGGGTGTAGACACTCCCTATAAATTTATCTTTATAAATATTTTTAATTATAAAATCATAGAGCATATTCTCTACTGGTTCATTACCTAAAGATCCAGCATCGCTTAATGAATTTATAGATGTTCCCATTATGGTAGAGTCTAAACTAACATTAGGATTATTCTGAGAGAGATCTATAATATAACCATTGAGGATAGTTTTAATAGAATCTCTATTAGCAGAGACAGTTTTCTTTTTAAGGAAAAGTCCATTCGTCGCATTTTCCAAATTCATTTTCTTTTCAACCGACTGCATCTTATTTAGAATAGTTATAGACGCTATGCCATTCATCGGTATCTTAACGTTATGAGTAGTTGGATAATTCAAATGTAGATATTGACTTAGTAATAATTGAGAACCTCCATCATCTTCGAACTCTTTCCAATTATCGGAATTTATTACTTTATTTGGAAGTAGAATAGCTTTATTAAAAATATTCTGTCTCTGAAATAATGTCCAATATGACATGAATAAAACATACTCGTCAACTAAATTCATATTAGAAATAAATTCACTTCGGATAACATCAGGGAATAAAGAATCAGAAACCTGAGTTAGTATATTTTTAACTTTAGAAATAGTTTTGATGTCGAAAAGGAAATTGATAACCACTTCACCTTTTTCTCTAACTCTAGAAGATGACGAGGAGACTGACTTCATGAACTTTAAAGCTTTTTTACTATCTGTTAAAAGACCTAGTACATTTTTAATATCAGAATCTAATAAATCGATATTGCTATTTTTAACAATAACTGTAATGTCTTCAATTTTATCTTGCGATAGATTAAGATTATTAAATTTAGACTTAGTATCTCCAAGTTTCAATAGAGGAAGGTTGTTGTGCAACTTCAATAAATTATGAGCCGTGACTATATTCCGGTGACCGTTAACTTTAGCATTGACGGAGCTTAAAATATAAGCATTACTACCATAACTATCTACACTATCCCAAAGTACAGATGATAAATGCTCATCCTCGATAGGACCATTTACCAACTTAGCTGTTCTAGGATCTCTAGATAGAATAGCGTTAGTCTTTGCATTAATATCTGACGACAGACTCTCAACTGTACTTTGAATAACTTTTAAAGATCCTTTAGTTTCTAGAATCTTTTGAGCCATAGATTCGGCAACATCGTCCAAAGCGGTAAAAGCTTTATCGAAGAATTCGGTATCTTCCTGAGCATCTTCGAAAGATTTTAAAAGGTTTTTAATCCTATTTCTATCTGAAGTCGCCGGACTATCGGTATCGATACCGCCATATAGAAAAGCATCAAGAACATCTCTTAATGATGAGTTTTGAAGTATTTCAACTTCAGGTATTTTTCTATTAGTCTTATAGTATTCCAAAAGTAACTTCTGGAAATTTTCCATATTGAGCATAGCCAGTTCCTTATTTTTTAAGTCCAGATACTAAAGCATTAAACACTATGGTATCTTGTTTGTTTTCATCGATGTCCGCTTCTTTATTTATAATATCATTTACTTTTTTTGCCACATAGAATAACGCGGCTAGTGAGAAAACCTGAGTTTTAGAAATCTTAGATTCTCCGGTCTTAGCTGTCTTCATAAAAATCTCCTTGTTATAAGTTATATAAGATGGTCAGATTAGATAATAAACAAAAAAAATAGATGTCCGAAGACATCTAAATGGTTAGAAAATTAATTGACTAGATGACAAACTTCTTTGAAAATCTCTATGGCTTGAGCTTCTGAAAACTCTCTTCCTCTAGGAGACCCACACGCTTTAGGATGACCTGCGAACAGAGTTTCGGCAATAACCGTATTAGCAAACTCATATTCGCTTTTTGGATTGGCGTAGATCGAGACAGAAGCATAATGCTGTCTATATACAACTACGACATCTACCCCGTCTTTATACGGCCTTGACGGATCAAACGCATCATTCGGACCTATAGACCATAGGCCTACTTTCCGATCCAAGTCATGTTTGCAATCGACGTATGCTTTCTCCCCAGCTTCGATCGTCGCGGTCACGGTTAAATCAGTAGCGAAATCTTTTCCTAATAGTACTTTAAACATAATGTTTCTCCAAAATTAATAATTAATATAATGAATCCAAATTAGATTCATAGAAATAATATATATCTTAGTTTTTTTGACCTACGGTTTGATTTCTGCGTATAATTCGTCAACCGATATCCAGAATAGATAATCTTTATCATCTCGCTTATAAGTTTTTTTATGAATTGGATTATTACATAAGTTATTATCGCAAGTGGATACATACCAAATACCATCGCTAGCTAAGCAAGTAACTAGATTTCGATAGTTATTAGCATTGCTATACGCTTTGCAATTCCGCATCGGATACTCCTAACATTTTTTCAAACTTTTCTCTACTTATTGGGTGTAAAGTTATGTTACCTCTATTTTTTATATAATGTTCTCGAGGGCTTCCGCCAAACTTTCTAGACATGCCAGCAAAATCACAAACCATCTGCTTAAGATATCTCTCAGGCATCTCTATAGTTTCTATTTTACCATCAACTATTACTGTCCAGAATGTATTATGATGCTTGTTTCTTTTCTGATGTAAAGAAAATCCATCTTTAAAAAATTTTTTATCTTTAGTCTTATTAACATTATTCTCATACTTCTTAGTACGATTATTTGAATAGAAGAATTTAGCATATGGGATAAACTCACTCGGTCTAAATTTAGAAAGATCATGGGTGAAAGCGTGGATATATAATCCTCTTTTAAAACACTCAATAAAAACATTCTTCTTATGTTCTACTACATACTTAAAATAACTAAAATATTTATTCATTTTATTTCCTTTTTTATTTTTAGATCAATTCATCGCTTTATAATTTACTAAAATCTTTTTATATTCTATAACTATAGTGGGTGTATGCGGTAGTGAGATCCAATGAGGCTACTAAATTTAATTCTTTAGAAAATAACGAGTGACGTTCTCCTAATAGAACAACCTCAAACCCGCTATCTGCTAATATAGCTCCGCTTCGATTACACTTTTCATTCTTTAAAAATTTTTTATGATTTTCTTTAAATAGAGTTATGTAATTAGATCCTAATCTAATACATCCCTTATCCATCTGAGGTATTATCAATGCCTTACCAATATGGTTGTCCGGGATGACAGAGTCTACAACCATCCCACTAAGTTTAACGAAAAGATCAGAATGGGTAAATTTATTTTTTCTATTATAATTGTAGATGTTTTCTTCGGTGAATTTCACCCAATTTTTGAATAGAAGATCAGCTCTTAATTCTGGCACAAGACTCCTTTCTTTAAGTAATAGTATCTATTATCTGTTTGGATTTAATTTCTTAGTTAGAATTCCTCGGCGGTTATTATACAAGGTATTGGTTCATACTCTTGAGCTAAAGCTAGTATTGTTTTATCTTTTTTATAGAAAGTCTCATTAACTTTAACTTTCCTTAGTTCAAGAAGCTCATATAGAGTCTCTCTTTTCTTTTTACGAATTACTCTCATAAGTTTCCTTTAAGCCATTTAGGATTTTTAATAAAGAAAGTTAATGAACCATCTTCATTATACTCGGTTTTATATTTATCTTTAATCTTATCTAGGTTAACATCCATTACACACTTGTGAATAGTCACTCTCCATAGCAAATTTTTACATAAGGCATATTGGATAAAAATCTGATAGCCAGTAACGTCATAGTCTAATAGCATATCTGTAGTCGTATGTAGAGTATTACATAAGATAGCAACACGGTCTTCTATAACAGCATCAGTTGCTACGGTTTTAATGCTAATATTTTGACTTTTAATAAACGCGTGATTAGAACTAGGAGATCTTTTTAAGAAATTATATACTTTCTCCATAGTTGGTATTTTACTTACATCGGCTTTAATCGGAATGAATCCAAGAGGTAGATTCTTTAAAGCAAAGCCAGCTACTCCTTTTCCTCCACCCCCACCTAAGCTAGAAGCTATTTTACCCACATCGCAACTGCCCCTAAACGATTCGTAGATAGAGAATCTCCATTTCTTAATATTACCAACAAAAGCAAAAGTAACTAAAGCTTTAATGCTCTGCTTAACTTCCGTCGGAATATTATTAAAAATAAAACTATTCCCTGTCTTAGCGTTCATAGCTATAACATCTATTCCATTAATCTTAGTTTTAAAAGGAAAAGCTCCACTACAATATTCATTTAAAATACTATTGAATAATTTAATTTCTTTCCCTCTACCCAATATCGATTTAAAATAATCTAAAGCTGTTTTAGTTCTACTTTCATATTCGTTATCCGACTTTGTAATTTCAAGTAAGTTTTCCCACAGTTTATGTTTACTATCGTAGGGTCTTACATCTATATTCTGTATAGCCATTCTAAACGCTAAAGTGTCTTCCATTCTAAATTCAAATCTCTCGTAGTCTAGAATCAGTTCTAGAACTATAGGCAAAGGGTCAGTTTTAAAACAGAACTTCCAAACTAACTCTAAAGATAACCTTTCAGTGCTCCTCCAACCTTTAGGATTAAAATCATCAGACATACTCTTCTCAATAGGGGTGAGGTGGTGATCTATCCAAAACAGATCACATCTCTTATCTAAACTTTTCATTACGTTTATGGGCAAGGAGAAGTTTAAAATATAAACAGTATCATCATTTTCTATATTATGAAGATAGTCTTTACTCTTGTGGTAATTTGTTATTACTAGATTTACCGGGACGTAGTTTAGAAATTTCTTTAGAATTATAGCGCATGCATGGCTATGGATATCACAATATGTGATTATCCAAATATTTTTATTATTCATTATTTAACCTATTATTTGGAACTCGTTTTAACTCCACTTATAACTTTGTTTTTACACACTCTTCCATGATATAATCGTATATTATTTTATCTTTAATAAAATATTTTTTATTTTTACAAAAAGCCTTTATGAAGAAATTATTATGACGCACGTTGAAACACCCATATAGGCTAAGATTACCATATTTTTTATTTTCATTATCTTTAAAGGTCTCGTATACTAAATCGTCATGTGTTAATTGTAGTTGATTTAAATATGGTGTTTTTACATAACGCATATAGAGACCTAATACCAAATGGGTATACACTAATATTATAATCACTAATATGATTACAAAACTAATAATTCGCAACATTAATATTATACTATCCATTATTTAAACCACTCCATTTTAGGTTTTTTATCTCCTTCTAATTTAACATTACACTTTTTACATTTTTTATTAGTGGCGGGATTTGTTCGCCCGCAATGTTTACATGATATTAATTGTTTAATAGGCATGGGAATATTTCCTTTTTTTTTTAAATCTTATTCTCATTGAAGTCTTTTTCTAGAGTTCTATCTAAAGCATCGTAAAAGTTTTCATCTGATATGTCTAAATCTTTCCATATCGGATTTTTCACACCTATGAATCGATCACGAATGTCTATACCGTTGTAGATATACATGCCATAAAGTTCTGTCCCCAATTCCTCATAGGAACATTCAAACGAAACAACTTTCATTTCTTTTAAATAATTATTAGTAAATTCTTTTATAGATGACGGATCCAAAGCCCACTTTACCCATCCTACAACCGTAGAGCTTTCATCACTTTCATTATCCATAGAGATATCAAAAAGATATTTTTCTTCTGCTATCTTTATCCCATCTTCTTTTTTCTGTTTAGACATTTCCATTTTAGAATTGAAATCTTTTTTAAAAACATCATTATCTTTTTTTATTTTAAATTCTAAAGTCAATATTATACTACACATGTTAGCCACGGTGTTTCTCCTTTTAATAATTTATTCGTCAATACGGGCATTTCCATTCCATCGAGATCCTATTCTCTCTTTTATTTTATTATCTATATCTCATAAATTTCCTTTTATGATAGACGATACTCCATCGTC